GGCCAGCGAAGTTCGTCAACTTTGTATATGGCCTTGACTTCGGATACAATCACCCCACCGCACTGATGCGAGTGTACTGGTGTGACAATGACATCTACATCGAGCCAGTCATATACGAGAGCTACCTGACAACCACCAACCTCATCGAGCGGATGGAGCAGATTGGCATCGAGAAATATGTGACCATCGTGGCTGACTACGCTCGACCCGAAATCATTGCCGAGATGAACAACGCTGGATACGATGTGCAGAACGCAAACAAGGTGGTCAAGAAAGGCATCGACAACATCAAGACATTCGGTGTGATGTGCGAGGATGACCCACGCATCAAGAAAGAATACGAGAACTACAAATGGAAAAAGGTCGGTGACATCATAACCGATGAGCCAGTGAAGCTCTTCGATGATGCCATGGATGCTGTGCGATATGCTGCCACCCACATTCGCCAGGAGTACTATACCGATGACAGTTACTTTGCGTTCTAAACACTTGGCCACAAATCTGCAATATAAGTATGGCAATATACAACCAATCATGGCTTCACACCATACTGCATGACCTCAATGGTGCAGTGGTCAATGAAGATATCTGGCAGTCAATCTGCTACCACTATGGAGTCACCACTCCAGTCAATGGCTCATGGCTTCAAGCTCTATGTGATTTCTTTGATGTCAACCACGATCTCGGAGAGGCATGGATTCAATCCTTGGCTGAAGATTTCGGTGCGACTGCTCCAGTGAATGGAAGCTGGTTGCAAGCATTGGCTCTCCAGATTCAAGGCACCGCCGACTTGATTGACTTACTGCTTGCCAGAATCGCAGCAGATGGAGGAACCTTCGAAGCTGAAGCGTGCCTCGAGCAAACATTAAACACTTTTGAAATATGAGTCTACTTGACACAGCATCCCTAATTGTAACACCAAACGGATATAAGGAGGGCAAACTTTATTCCGTTATTCCGTCCGATGGTTCGGGCGATATGTCCGTAACAAGAGCAACAACTGCAACACGAGTTAATGCTTCGGGGTTGGTTGAGTCTATGGGTAACAATGTACCACGTCTTGACTACTCAAACGGTACTTGTCCAAGTTTGTTAGTAGAACCGCAAAGGACAAATTATATCAATTATAGTTCGTCTTTTGACAACGCTGCTTGGGAAAAACAACTCGGCGCAAGTGTAACTGCAAACACTACAACCGCACCCGATGGAACGATGTCCGCTGATACGCTCACTATTGCACCAAATCAATATATGTATCAATTACAAGGGTTGAGTAGTGGTACTTCTTACACAATTAGTTTCTATTGCAAGGTTGCAAGTGGTACAAAGCAATTCAATATGGTCACTTATAGTCCTTCGGGTAATATTAATTATTCTCCGACTTTGACTGCAACAACTGAATGGCAACGCTTTGAGTTTACAATTACTGCAAACGCTACTGCATCAACTTCAATATACCCAGTTTTAGTAGATAGTTTTGCAAGTGGTAGTTTCTTTATTTGGGGCGCTCAAGTTGAGGTAGGAAGCTACGCCACTTCATACATACCTACAACCTCTGCAAGTGTAACACGAAACGCTGACGTAATATCAAAGACGGGTATTAGTTCGCTTATCGGTCAAACGGAGGGGACTTTGTTTGTTGATGTTTATAGACCTACTTCAAATAGTCCGTTTATTTTTATGCTTGCCAATTCAACGGGTGCAAACGCTTACCTAAATTCATTGTATTTATACCAAGTAGATACAAGTCAATTAACATTTGATGTGTTTGTATCGGGTGCTTTACAAGCAAGTATTGCAACGTCATCTTCTGGGCTTTCAGTTGGTCGACACAAAATTGCTTTCGCTTACAAACAAAATGACTTTGTGTTATATGTAGACGGAACACAAATAGGAACTGACACAAGCGGAAACGTGCCTACATTAAGTGCTTTTGAAGTTAATAATGTTGATATCGGCAGTACTTCAAATTTCGACATTAATTCAGTCGCTCTTTGGAAAACAAAATTAGACAACGCAACTTTAGCACAACTTACAACGATATGATTTACAAGCTAACATACGAAAACAAGGAACAAGCACTCGCAGACTTGAAAGCTAAAGGCATTCTTGTAGAGGTGGAGTTCAACGGAGAAAAACACGAAGCATACGGAAGCGGAGTTCAAGCAGTTGTAGAGATAGGACTTATTATGTTAACCCCTCCTGTAATGGAAGGAATGGAAGTAATCGAAGAACCTATCTACGCTGACGGATATCATTACGATGTAATGTCGGACAACACCTATGACTTCGGGTCAAACCTTGTCGAACCAAAGAACCCAAAGCACGCATTCGCTGGTCATTCAACAAAAGAGGAATTCCCTTATGAGCCAAACTTTAATAGCATCACCGCAGACATTTAGTCCAGCGTACAATCCGCTCAAGTTCATTGTTGATTCAACCAACAAGAACAACAGTGGCTTCAGATATATCTTCGACATCTATGAGTCGGGGACAACCAACAAGGTGGGAGAGTACAAGATACTCCCTCGCTACAATGATGGCTATGGCGAGCAAGACCTTTCCAAGCTCATCCAGAATCTGATGTCATGGGATTTGGACACATCGTCAACCACATCCATCGCAGCTCCGAACTCATCATATGAATTCGATGTCAAGATTGGTGAGGAGTATGTGTACCAGGTTACCTATGTCAGCAACCTAACCAATGCGAGTGGCAATGTGCAAATCAATGTCAGCAACTCATTCGCTGCTGGTGACCAGATAGTCATCGCACAGACTGATGGTGGTGTGGCCAACCCACAGCTTGAAGGACTGCATACTGTTATCAGTGCAACTGGTTCAGCCATCGTGGTCAATGTGCTGTGGTCTACGATCACGAGTGCTTCGGTTGATGGTGTAGTCAAGTATGCTGACAATCGCAAGACAATCACCAGAGACATCATCGAAGCGGAGAACTATATCGCATACAATGCTGCGTTCAGATGGACTGATTGGTCGACATACGATGAGGACAACTACACACTCAACTCAAACACAAAGCTGTGGCTGACCAACCAACCGCAATCATTTCGCATGACTCCGGGTCAAGATGCTTGGTTGAATCTGCGTAAACCAAAGACAACACAAACTGTCCGCTTCGAGACCAGTGACTCATCGACATACTCCAAGACTCTGACTCAATTGACAGAGATTGTGCAAGTGGCTGTGGGTGCTGGCAACAATGGACTCTTCCTCACCGATGGCCTTGATTGGTTTGACTTCTGGTTCGACAATAGCTCGACTCTTGGACAGCAAGACTCTGTGAAGTACCGAGTGTATCTCGACAGAAGGAATTTGCTCAATGAGGAATATCACATTGTGTTCCTTGACCGCATGGGGTCATGGTCATCATTCGCCTTCCAACTCAAGAACTATGAGCGAGGGGATGTGACTCGTGAGGTGTTCAACAGAAAGGTTGAAGGATTCGTCAATGGCTCCGACAACTGGACATACTCAACCGAGGACTTTGGATTCAATCAAATCAATTTGAATGTTGTCAAGAATCTTGACCTCAACACTGATTGGATGACTGAAGATATGGCAAGATATTTCGAGGAGTTGATGACCTCACCGCAGACATTCCTCAAGAAAGTTAGCTACATTTGTGGTGACAACTTGCAAGTGGTGGAGTCAACATATCAGCCAGTGATATTGAACACCTCATCATATGAAGTATATCAGCAAAGAAACAAGAATCTCATCAGACAGAATGTCAATGTAAGGTTCGCCAACCAGGACAACATCAATGGTTAAGATACAAATCAAATATACCTCGAGCATCAGTGAGCAAGTCACTGCATTCGAGGACAGAGTCATTGCTGATGGTGGAACATTCGAAGCAGCACAGTGCTGTATCGACTTCCTCAAGACCCTCGGTGTTGATGCTGAATATGGAGGATACCTCGATGTCAAGGAGGGGTCAGTATTCCCACTCAACTTCTCGGTGGGAGATATCCGAGATTTGACATCACGATCAGGAACATTCTCCAAGACCATCACATTGGTGGGGTCAAAGAACAACAACAACATTCTCAACCACTACTATGATGTAAACATCATGGAGGGTACATTCGATATCAACAAAATCACTCGCTGTGCTGTCATTCAAGATGGCATCCCAATCATCGAGGATGGATTACTTCAGTTGCTATCGGTTAAGAAAACACAAGTAACTGATGCCTATGAGCAAGGGGTGGAATATGAAGTACTCATCAAGGATACTCGCATTGAGTTCTTTACAGCCATCGCCAACAAGGAGCTGACCGCTCTGGACTTCAGTGACCTCAACCATACATTCTCCGCTTTAGATATCATCGATTCATTTGACAACACTGTGGCTAATGGCTTCAAGTATGTGATGCCATTCAACACCAGCAATGTGTACAATGTGAATCAGATGAAGCCAGCCATCTATGCAAAGACATACTTCGACCGCATATTCTCAACAGCTGGATTCCAATATGAGTGGAATGATTTGACCGCTGCTCGCTTTGACAAGTTGCTCATCCCA